GAGTATAAGGAACTGACCAATGAAAGTTTCCCCAGTCTGATTCTGGAAACCAATCAAGCCAAGTCTTAATAGTAGTAGTTCTTAACTGAGGATTGGTGTTTCTAATAACAGCCCACCTCGACCTTCGAACTCCATCTGAATTCGGCTTCTGCTCTAAGGCTCTTCTAAATACCTCTACACAACAACCAACAGACTTACCAGAACCAACTGGACCTCTAACACCACGAAAGAAACTATTGTCTTTCATAAAAGTCTTAAGGACTTCTCCGTCTGGTTTGTATTTAAAATTCATTTGTTGGCTATGTCATAATCTGTCGCTACCTTCTTCCATCTCTCAAGAGTATCAGGAAGTTGAGCAGCAATAAATTTATCAGCCTCATAATCAGTAATGTATTCTTTCGGGTAGTATTTAAGATGCACTTGCTTAACAACTACTCTCAACATCTCCCTCTCAACAGGAGACAGCTTATGCTCATAAGACATTACTTCTTCTTTCTTGAGGATGCTTTCTTCTTTGTGGGGGAAGGAGTCTTCTTAGGTGGGCGACCCTTAGTAGTTCCATACGTTCCTTTTCCTTTAGGCATAGCTTGTTCCTTTCTTTGTAGTAAATTAGCCATTAACACAGCAACACGCATAATCAGTTCCTTTAGTTTGGTAAAATATTTCATAGAGCTTTTTTCTCCTAAAATGTTAGTGGTAGACCTATTGCATAAGAGTTGCTTCTGGTTTTTGGGCTACCCTACTATGTCAGGTCTATACTGACTGTTATGTTCCCCAAATGGCTATGCATAACCTTATCTACTGCTTTGTAACCAGCACGGTCTAGTATATCTTGGCTAGCTTGTAAGCTCACATACTCTGATTTAGCATTGTCACTTAGTTGTACTATCTTTGTTAGGGCTTTCGTAGCATTCATACCTATCTGTTCTGTTACTGCTTGCATCATATACTGTTGCACATGGGGTAACTTCATAGTCTTACTGGCTGTCACTCTACCTGATTCACCTTTGCTATATCCAGCTATCTCACTTGCTTCTTTAAGGCTGACTCCCTTTGCTACCAACGTATCAACTAACTTCTTCTGCTTTGGTGTAAGCCTGTTCATCTTGTCTAAGTCCATGCCGAACATTCTGCACCTTTCCTTCACACCTTGTCAATAGATTAATTACCAATATCACAAAAAAGGCACATGGTAATGGCATCTTCCAATGTAATATTAGGCTATCTTCTTCCTATTGTCTTAATTAAATCGGCAACCATTATACCCAATCAACCGAATTCGTGAACTAAGCTAGCTCTTGGCATCTTCTTCCCCAACTAACTGATACTGTTGCTCTTGGCATAAAGACCTGTCCGAATCGGGATTGATTGTGTGTTGCCTTGGTAGATTTAATTAAGAAAATAGAAAGGAATATAATTATGTCTAATATTACATTGAAAGAAGCAATTACTAGAATCAAATCACATAATACTTTAGAAAATGATAGTAAGTGGTTAATAGAAAAATTGTATCAAACAGTTGAGAATCAGAGACAGTATAAAGCTAAGTGGTTAAATACTTGTGAGGCTCAGTATATTGGTCAAAGAGAGTTGGTGAAAGCTAACGGAGGAATGACCAACCCAGACTATGAGAAAGCACTTGTGAATAAGAAACTGGCTATGCAGGGCTTTAAGGAGTTGATTGAACTAAGAGATGAGTTTGATAAGCACAGAACTCCAGAACTTGCTCAAAGAGTTAAGCACGAACCAATCACATTAAAGGAAAGCGATAAAGATAATAAGGTCTTTGGAGCTGAGACTGATAAGATGCTGGTAGATACTGCTATTGCTGAAGCTCAGTCCTTGATTGAAGAAAGAACAAAGATTGAGAGTGAAGTAACCTCAAAATAAGTTCATGACCTGAGCATGTCTTTAAACTGCTCACCTAATAATAAAAGAAAGGTTTGTCATGTTTAAGATTGAAGATGTAGTTAATGCCATATTGTTAAGCATTATAATCGGAACAACTATGTTTATTGGATTAAGCATGTAAAAATTGCTTTTGTCCCCTAACCAGCCGACCCTAACAAAAGCAATTTTGATATTTAGTCTGCTTGTATAACACGCAGACCGAGAAATAATCACATCTAAAAACTGTCATAGAAATATGGTGGGGGTGGGAGGTGGTGTCGTGTTGTTATATATACCACCAGATTTGTGAACAGCATAAGTATTTTATAAGTATATGAGTATTCAAATTTAACATTACAATGGAGAAAGCTGATGAGTGAAGATGAATTAATACATATTGAAAATGAAATAAAAGAAATAGAAGAAGGTCTATTAATATTCAACGACCACCGAGATGACTATTACTGGACACAAAATTACATTAGATTTGAAAGAGAGGAAAGATTTAAAAATGTATAGAATACCTACAATAATAATTACAGCTGAAGCACGCAATAACTATGAGGTAGTATATAATAAACAAGATATAAAACTATTAAAGAATAGGTTTGAGATATCAAGACTCAAGTTTACTAGCGACTACACCAGAACTGCGTACTCAAGACTTGCAAGAAATAAAAACAAATTAACAAAAGTAGGTCACTTAAAGTACACAAATATAGAAGAGGGATATGAATTTAAAACTCGTTACTCTGAAGACATGGGAATTATGGAACATCATGCCATGCCTACTGAAACACATGTATATGATTACCCATTATATTGTGCCAGTATATCCAACAACTCGTACATCCATAATGAGATGGAAGATTTATTAGGATATGACATACCATATTTTCTACACGGACACCTACCAATGTTTGATTACGAAGGTCAGCATAGAAAAGTAAAGCTATGCCTAATGAGAAATGGAAAGTTAAAAGTTTTTAATCTTCTATATTACTGCTCAAAGATACGCACAGACTACAATATTGGAGGTCATAGTCGCAAAGCAAATTACATTAATGTAAGACATACTGGTCTGTTTGTAAGAGACTCATCTAAATATAGAGAGCATTGCAAGAAACTAGAAGACAGATTCTTTGCAGAAAAAAGAGGAATGATATATGGAAATCAAAAAGAATACACACATTACGATACAGAAATGCATGACTTTTCAAAAGAAATGCTAACGGAATCGTATTGGTTAGATAATATATGCTGCTATTCTAACGTAAGTTGACATACTTGATAGACTTGACACCCCTTACTGGACAGAGTGGACAGGGTAGTTATCAATGTTATCAGGGTTATCAGTATGTATGTGTATGTTTTAATCGCATTAAAACGGACACGAAATTGTAACGAGTTGATTTTATTATTTAATTTTAATATAATATAAATAGGAGAAAGCTTATGACTGATAAAGAATTTAGTTATTCAAAAGAAATCTTACGACAAATAAATATGGCAGACCCCAATGCTATGAACTGTTGGGGTGTGATGGTAGGTCACAACTGCTTTGCCTTACCAGAGTCTGAAGAACGTAGAGCTGGTATAAAGATGAAAGCCAATGGATTTATTCATAAAGGCAGAGTTGATGTTGATTTAACATGGCGTGATGACTACACCATAAAGTTCTATGACAAGAAAGGTAATGTCAGCAGAACAATAGAGAGAGTCTATGCTCCAGAGTTATGTCGAGTATTAGACATAGAAATAGAAAGTGGAGACAAGACACCAGTTAAAGACCTTGAGATGGTATTGTCTCAGACCGGGAATGTTTTACATGCAGATTTAAAAGGAGGCAACAATGGATAAAGTAGAGATAAGACTCAACACGCAACGAGCAAAAATACTACAACACTTGCAAGATAATCAAAGCATAACACCAAAAGAAGCATTAGATTTGTATGGTTGTATGAGACTATCAGCACACATACTTAATTTTAAGCAAGAAGGTATACAGATAGTAACACTTATGAAGCAAGTAGGTAACACCAGATTTGCTGAGTATATGCTTGAAGAAAAGTATCGTAAAGAAATGAAAGAGTTACACAACTGGGACATGGCGACTGGAGTAACAGTCAAGTACCCTAAGTTATATTTCAAGGAAGAGAGAGATTACTATGACTTCCTTGAAGAGTAACTATGAAGATGTAGGAACATTTGTGTGGAATAATTTAACACACAATGTAAGAGTTCGGAGAGATTACTTAGGGTATTCAGAGAGTGGTATGCCCTATGTAGTAGACCACTTCGAGCTTCATGTAACTGATGTAAATGGTAATCGAGTAGCCAGTAGACTGACAGAGACTGGGTATCGTTCGTATATGATATCAAGAAAGTCTGAACATTACGGAGGTACAACTCATTGTGATAATGCTATTACTAATGAGCAGTTTCTGTCAGAATTAAAACAACAACTAGGTGAAGAGCCAAAGCAAAAGGAGTTAATGTTATGAGTAAATTAGAAGAAAGATTAAGGTCAGACTTTTTATATTATGAATCACTAGGGAATGACAAAGAAAGATTCCCAACGTATGCAAATAGATATGAGTTTGAACAAGTAGCAAAGTATATCAAGTATGTACTAGATAAGTTTGAGTTTGTTAATGATGTAAACAACGAAGAGAACGTACCAGATATTGTTGATGAACTAGATAAGGTAGGTATAGATGTCACATCCAGTCAATGATGCAATTAAAGAAGAAATAAACGAAGAGGTAGACAACATGAGTTGCCTTGACTTACTAAACACATGTGATGAGCTAGGAATCAAAACATCAGAAGTGCCAGTGGAAGAACTTATGAATGAACTTCGTATAGCACTTCTCGATATTCGCATGCAACCATAAAAAAAGGGAGGTGTTAAAGCCTCCCCAAGTTTAAAGGAATATTTCGTCATGAAGACACTAACCAAAACACAGGTCAGAATACTAGCTACTATAAAGCTTTATACAGAT